GCAGCCTTTGTATTTGTCTCTGAGTCTTACGTATTTGTTTACTATTACCTGAAGCTCCTTAACATGGTCGGAATAAGTTTTTAGCTTTTCTTTTAAAACTTTCTTTTCTTGTTTCCACTCTTTGGCTCTTATTCTGTTCTTCCACTCAATTAAACAAGCAGCATTTAAACAAGTTTTCTGGAGAAAGTACTTAGGCTCAAATTTATCTTTACAAATTTTACAGCGTGGCATCTAGTTTAACTGGTCTTTAATATATTGGATATACTTCTCCGTATACTTTTGGTAGAACTCTGCAAACTGTTCTTTTGTTGGCTCTTTACTCATCTTCTGTTTGCAATATAAATATAATACATTTCGTAGCCTTTCGCTCTGAGTCTTTCCGTTTGGTTTGTCTAAGACTACCTTATCAATTTGGTTTATTTCATCTGTAGAAAGTCCTTCGCTATCTTTGTAGTATAGTATTCCGTTTGAGTCTAGTAGCTTGTCGACCTCCATTAGTTCGCTACTGCTTTGCTCTAGGCTTGTAATAAATGAAATTTTTAAGCTCTTGTCTTTTCGCCTTGTTACTCCATCTAAGGAGCATTGTTTAAGTAGTTTCATAGTTTTATTTGTTTTTATGTTAAAATAAGTTTAATTGTTTCATTGTTTTATATCCTGCTAGTACTTGCTCTGTGTCAGGGTCTATAATGTCTGCAAATTCTATCTCGCAAAATGTACCACAGTTAGGCACAATAGGAGGCAAGTGTTTTCCATCTTCAGGGTTTAATTCATCTAAATAAGTTCCCTTTATACAGCTATGTCCTGCACCCCTTTCTACTTCTGCCATTTTATCAAAGTAACTAGGAAAGTGTTTTCTAACATGATTCCAATATCCTTTCCCTCCTTTTACACATTCTATACAATTATTATTGTGAAAGCCTAGCTCATACATTTTGGGTAGCTTAATTCCATTCTTCAGTAATAACTCTGCACATTGTTGCTTATTAATCTTTCTGTCAATTAATGGATATACTGGTAAAGCCTGTGGATATTGTTGACTAAATCTTATAGCTCTATTTATTTCTTTCTTTTCAAACTCAAAACCGAATATCTGACCATCGTGTTTAATAGTATCTTCTATGTTAAACCTTACTTTCTTTTTCAGCTCTAATGTACATCTAGCTCCTGCCACTCCGTTTACATATCCTGTTTTCTCTATCACATCGAATTGGTCTGTATATTTCTCGGATGCTACTCTATTAATTGTTTTACCATACCACTTTTCGCAATCTCTTATAAACCTTTCATTATCTGAATGCGCTGATGCTATAACCATGTAATAGAACTCTATGTTATCTGCACCGTATTTATCTAAAGCTAACTTACAAGCCACAGCAGATGTTACTCCACAGCTAAACCATCCTATTTTTTTCATGTTGTTTTGTTTTTATGTAGTTCAATATATTCAGTTATATTATTTGTTCTTTGGTCGGCTAGGTTCGCTCTAGTCCTTAGTTTTGAGTTTTCTACAGATAGTTTATATATCTGTGAATCTTTGTTTTTTAATTCTTTACTGTACATTATACTCAAGTCATAGAGTTTATTAATCTGTTCTAAAGCACTTTTAAGCGTGTTTAAAGTACTTTTAGCGTCTTCCGATAGGATAAGACCTTTTAGAGCTTCTTCTTTGCTTAGAGGTTGTTTATACGCTCCGTTCTTTTCTAGTACCCTTTCAATAAGAATGTTTAATTCTAGTTTAGTCGTTAATTGTTCTAGTGTCATATCTTAAATTCTTCTTCCTCCATGTAACCACTTAGCCAGTCCTCGTCTTTTGTTGGCTTAGGTTCTATAGTTTTGTTAATATCAAATTCTTTATTTGGTTTTAGTTGCGTTTGTTTAGGCTCTATTATAGGCAGTTCACTTAAAGGGTTTTTAGCATTAGGAGGCAATATACTATAATCTTTTTGTCTAATGTAACAATTAAAACTTAAACCGCCTTTATCCATGTGAAATATTACAGGGCTTTCCATAAAAGTTGGTGTCCCTCCAGTTTCTACTTCTTTAATTTTGCGGATATGTACTTCTGTTTTCATCCACTCGCTTTCGTGCTGAGTCAAACGATGTACTACGATAAAGTCATCTGCTCTGTTTACCCACTTACCTCCTCCCTCAATATCTGAAGCCATTAATGGAATAGGATGTCCGTAAAAGTCGTGTCCTTTGGTAAATGTCTTTCTTAGTGCTTCTGTATTTCCATGCGCCAAAAGGTAAATACTTTTATTATTTTGTTTGCAAAACATTCTAAACTCAGAAGCTACTGCATAATCTCTCTCGTGGCTATTGCCTTTTATATCTTCGCAAGTTGCTAAACTATTGTAAGGGTCTATTACCAAAGCATCAAAGTACTCGCAATCTTCTAAAGCTGCTTTAAACACATCTCTAAAATTCATAAACCTTTTATTAATTCTGTAGAACTGTTCAAAGTCTATAAACTTAAAGTGTTCGCCTATCCAGTTAAAGTGATATTCATACTGTTGTTCGTCTAAGTCTTTTAGTTGTTTACCTGCATGTAGTTGTATTAAATCTCTTTTTATTCCTCCTGTGCTATTCTCAGCACTAAAGATTAAAAACTTTTTACCATGCTTTACAGCTAGACATAGGTAGTAATAGAGTATAAATTTAGTCTTCCCTACGTTAGCATGCCCAGCCATAACGTTAAAAGTTCCTTGTTTGTATCTTAGATGTGAATCCAGAGGAGCGCCTATTTCCAAACCTAGTTTAAAACTTCCATCCCTTATAGAATCTAAATACTTTTTCCCTGAGTTGTTTTCTAATATCATGCTAGGTAGTCTTTAGGGTGTATAACTAATTTCTGTTTCTTATGTTCTTGGTTTAGGTATTTATTAAAGTTCTCTACTCTTAAAAAGTGACTAGGTGTTATCATATTGTTTTCCTTTGCCCATTTAGAATCAAATAAATTTACTATCGCATAATTAAAGTCTTTTAGGTTGTAACTATTTAAAAGTTTCTTTAAGTTGTTTTCATCTGTCAAAGTTAAAACTTTAAACTTTCCTTTTACTCCATTATTTAATTCTTTCTTTTTATTAAACCAAAGCAAGAATGTTTCTACTGAAATAGTAGTTATTTGTTCTTTGTTTAATTGTTTATCTATACTAACAGTGCTTTGACCTTGCTTTGTACTGTGCTTTTGCAGTGCTTTGTCTAGTGCTTTGGTAGGTGCTTTGGTATTTTTTACAATAGCAATAATATTAGAACTGTACTGATTCTTACTTATTTCTATCATTTTAATAAAGCCAAAGTCTACTAACTCATTTAATACCTTGCTATAGGTTCTCCAGTTCTTAATTCCTACTGCCTCCATTACCATCTGACTAGGAAAACCAAACTTTTGTTTCCATCCTAAACGGTTGCAATGTTCAATAGCAAAAAAGTAAACTGCTGTATGTGATGGCTTAATTTTTTCGGGATTATCAAAACAGTAATTAAACCAATTTCGACTTAGTTCGTAACTATTCATTAGAACCCTCCTTTTTCATATAACCGTCTAACCAATTTTTATCATCATATATTTTAGCGTTGTTTATCTCAGTTCTAACCGTTTTTGCAAACTTAATAGCAGTAGGTATATCTAATAAAATATCTAAGTATTCATCTCCACATGAAATTGAAACAACTATGTTTCTTTCATATTGACTACACTCCATAGAAGTTCTGTCTCCTGTTTCGCAAAAAAATGTAAGTTTTGTATTTGCCATAATGTATAAAGGTTTTCTAAAAACCAGTAAAATTTAATTAATAAAAAACCCTTTAACAGCTTTCGAGAATGCAACTCTACTCACCATTAAAGGGTTCAACTATTTAATATTTAATGTAGCTGCTTTTGCATTTCAGCCTACATATATCTATTGTAATTATTTATTTAACTTGTACAAATATAAGCTATTTTATTTTGTATCCGTTGCTTAAAAATAAACCTATTACCTTCCTAAAAGGGTAAGTCATCCTCTGCCTCAGCTTGTACAGTTTCTTGCGCTGTAGTCTGAGAATCGTCTTTTGTGCATCTCCAACTCTGTAAAGTAGTGTAGTATTTGCCTTTCCACTCATTTGTATTAACGTTAAATTTTACGCTTACTTTATCCCCTACTTTGTTAAACTTTCTAAACATTGTACTAGCATCTTTGCCGAATACTTCAAAAGCGTAAAGATTGTTATACTGTTCGTCTGTGGTTAGTGTGTAAGTTAACTTTTGCCAGTTGTCTCCTGCCTTGTTTACTCCTTCTACTGTTTCGCTTATTGTTTCAATAGTTCCTTTTACTTCTAAATCCATAATTCAATTTTTATTTATATTATTGGTAGTTCATCCATTGCCTTGTCTACCTTTCCTTGTCTTATATTCTTATTAAATACCTCTAAATCTGTTTCATCATTTTGAAATATAAAATGGTTGCATAATGCTTCATACATACAATCCCTAAACATAGGGTCTTCTAGTGCGCAAAATATAGCCTCAGATAGTTGCTCATGTGTTGCACTAATTATAAGCGCTGAACTGTCATCTTCTAAAAGACCTGAAGACCTTAAATACATTGCTGATGTATCTGCATTTAATTTTATACTACCTTTAAATAGGTTAGATATATCTAAGTCTAAATCTATTAGCTCCTGTTTTCTTTTTTCTGTTAGTTCCATAATTTAATTTTTTGTAAATATACTAATTTTTATCTATATAATTCCATTAACTTGGTGCATAGTTCATTATGATACTCCCTGTACTCTTTGTCTATTTCTATTAGTCCTTTTATTTTTTTAATAGAGTGCAAAGCTGTTGCATGGTCTAGGTTAAAAATATCTCCTATCTCTGTTAGTGTTATTCTTTGAACTTCTCGCCTTAGAAAATAGGCTGTAAATTGCTTTGCTCTTATTATTTGAGCTTGTCTATTCTTTTCTTTTATCGTTTCTAGTGGAACATCAAAATAAGAGAATATTATCCTACATATATTTTCTATGTGTTTATCGTGGTTTAGGTACATTTTTTTATGTTTTCTGTAGAGTTCTTCGTCTACTGTTCTTAAATATTTTTTGATTCCTTTATCTGTTAAGTAGTGTGCTTGGTACATTTGTAAATAAGTTTATATCTGTGTCTATTAAAATTAATTCTCTGTTCAAGTTTTGCTCTAGCCATTTACCCTGACTATTGTACCACTCTACAGCCTCTTTTTTAGTTCTGTAATACCTAGAATACTCCTCTAAGTTTCCTCTACTATTGTAGACCTTGTAAATGTAAGGTCTAAATCTATCCTCCTTTCTCATTAGTCTAGTATTAGTTGCTTGTTTAAAATAGAATCTCTGTACTCAATATAGAATTTACCGCATTCGATTACTCGCTCTTTTATTAGTTGCTCCTTTTCTGTGTCTCTTTCAAATGAGATTGTCGTAACTCTTAGGAATGGGTCGTGTTTATCTACTTTGTGAATCTTATAATTATCCCAGTCTTTTAGTAAGTAGTCAGGAGTACTAACCATGCAGTAAGCTAGCTCTGCTTTGGGCTTATCGTAAAGCCACATATAAGCCCTTAGTTGCCATTCATAATCTTTGTTGTTTACATCTTCAGGGCTTGCAGGAAATGTCTCTAAACTCCATGAGCTTTTAATGTCGATTATTTTGTCCTCTGCGTTTATGTCGCACTCACCTGTTATAAACTCATTCTCTAGCCTTTCTGTATTCTTTAGATACAATGTACCATGTACCTCATTGTAAAGGTCTATAGAGGTATCTTCCATGTCTATTCCTTTGGTTAAATACTTCGAGTCTATTGTTGACTTGTAACCAAATAAGTCCTCTTTAACAAGTTCCTTAATATAGGTTTTACACGTTGCTGATAATGTTTCGCTTTTCTTTCTAGGATTTGTCATTATCTTTCCTAATGCGCTGCTTCTAATTTTCATAATTTTAGTTTTTATTTGTTTTCTTCTCTTAGTGTTATTTCTTCTTCTATTAAATCTATTAACTTATACAGATTATTTAAATCTAATGTAATATAAGTATAGTCTTTTGTGTCAATATGCACGCAGTCATCGCTATAAAAACTACATTCTATAGGGTCTAACTCTATATCTAAAATAGTTGCTTTATATCCATCCTCGCAAGGAATTAATTTATCTCTTTGAGGACAAAGAGCATCCTCTAATTGGTCTACAGTTTTCATAGTTATTTTTTTATGTAATAGTTTTCTAATTCAAAAGCGTGAGACTTTTCTAACAATTCTATGCGCTCTTCTTGCGCCTTGACTAATCCTTTGTAGGCTTCAATAGTGCTTTCTAAGACAATAATTCTTTTGTCTGCTGTCTTTAGTTCGTTTCTTAGTATCGTTTCCATAGTTGTTTAGTTTAATTCGTTATATCTTTTTATCTGTGCTTCTGTTATAATGTACTTAGCTTTTAAATCTTTGCCGTCTGTTCCCTTTAGCTTTTCGGCTTGAGCGTCTGTAGCTGTGAACTTTCTTTTAGTTGGTTGTTTGTTTTCTTGAGTTCCGCAAGCATCTACATCTTTATCTGTGATAAGTCCTAACATAGTAGAAAGGCTGTATCTTCTCAGGTAGGTTACTCCACTCCCTAAAGTTTGGTAATCGTTCATACCTTTTAAGCTAACCTGTGGAATCTCTGCGCTGCCTTGTATTTGCTCTCCTGACTTAATATGGAAGATAGTAGTAACTAAGTTCCTGCCATCTAGTATTTGATAAAAGCCTAAATCATGCTTTTTTAATAGTGGTTTAATTATTTTAAAAATAGAGTTAAGGTTTGAATAAGTATAGTTAAAACCTTTTGTCTCTTCGTGGATAGTTGGCACTTCATTTTGAAAGTCTGCCAATGCTTTGAATAGTGTTTTCATTTGTTTTCGTTTTTATGTTTGTTTATTAGTTTTTGTTCTTGCGCTTCTCTCTCTGTCGCGTGGTGTGAGATGTCTTTTATTGTGTGTGTACCATTATCCCAATAATCAGTAGTAAAAACTTCGTAAAGGTCTTTATGTACTTTCTGCACCTCGTGTAGTGAATGAGTTAGTTTTCTTTTCATTTTTGTCTAGCTTTTAAATATTTGTAATATAGCTCTGTGTTAAAGTTATCCCAATAGGATAGTAGTGCTGCTTTGTTTTTCATAGTTCTAGTTTTAAAGATTAGTAATATATTTCTTTGCTTTGCTTTTCATGTATTCAATATCTAGCCAATCCAATAGGTCGATAGTATCAAATGTAATACTAAACTCCTTACCGTATTCGTCTGTGCCTTGTAAGATAGTTTCGTTATCATTAGTTGACATGAAAGTATTAATGTCATTTAGTCTTTTGCTTTTCATAGTTTTATAGTTTAAAAGTTTTCAACAATATTAAATATAAGTTTTCGTATAAAAAAATTTTGAAGCAATTATTTTTAATTAGGCACAAAAAAAAGAGCTAACAACTGAATGTTAACTCCTTTCCAAACTAAACTAAACTACGAATGTGTAAATATAATACTTTTTATTTAGTTACTGTTTTTAATCTTTATTTCTTTTGCTCTTTCTATTATATAATTATCTACTTCTAAGTCTGCTTTAGTGTACATTCTAACCATTTCCTCAAAGCTGTACATAATGTCGTGGGGGTCTTGTATAGGAAAGTAAGTACTATACTCTATCTCTTCGTCTGATAGTTCTATTCGCGTCATTTGAAATAGTGTGTTATATGTGAAACCCTACCCATGTCTTTAGAATGTAGAAAACCCTCGCAAGCTACCATGTTACTATATCCACTTTCTGCGTGCCAAAGGTCTGCGCTGCTAGGCGAACGCAAATAAGTTACATTACATCCTGTAAAGTCCTTACCACTTTTAAACTGTGTTTTGTCTTGGTGATGTACATGGTGCAAATAAGCATATCTAAATTTAGTATCTGCCCACATCTGAGGTTGTTCGTTAGCCATTTGTAAAGGTAGATTTGACATTTTGCCTTTGTGTCCATGTTCAAACTCTAGCATATTACTGTGAAACTGGTAATACTTTCTGTACTTTGGGCTTATGTCGAATGTAATATTTTTGCTTTTCCTAAACCATGCAGACAATACAGAAGCCAAAAGACATCCGCTCATTTCATCGTGGTTACTAGGACAATGTATAATGTCAACATCTGCAACCTTTATACATAACTCTATACATTTAATATAACAGTCTTTAGCAATGTTAAAAGCAGTAAACCAATTTACATCTGTGTCCTGTGGTGTAAACTTAGTAGTTGACTTACTGAGATTATCGGTATTTAGTACATCGTTACCTATTACGAAAACAACCTTTTCAATATTAAAGCCAGATGCTTTTTGAATAAGTCCTTTAGTTCCTTCTATTGCTCTTTCTACTGCTATCTTACTATTATAGTCTGCTCCTGTTAAGTGAGCTTCTGCGTACTTGTTTATGTGTAGGTCGGCTATATCTATTACTAATAAATGTCCATCCTCTGATTTGCTTCGTTTTATAGTAGGGTACTTTGGCGAGTATTCTTGTAGCTCTTTTATTAAGTCCTCCGCAAACTTATTTTTTGCTTCAGTCTTAAAATTTGGGTTTTTGAAGAATAAACTACTCTTGTCAGTCTTAAACCATCCATGTTTTACATCGTCAGGGTTTATCCCTACTGCAATGCTTTCCTCTTTTATCCTCCTGTATTTCTCAATAAGGTCTAGCTCGTCCTTTTTTAGCCTTAGTCTTTTGTTTCCTCTCATAGTCGCAAATATAATAAAAACTATTGTTTATAATTTCTTCTCAAAACAACAAAGAACAAAGCAGCTAACAAGACTATAAGTATAATATTAAAGCGGTTGTCCTTCTCTATTACTTTAATCTTATCAACTGGCACTAAAACCTCTTTTACAATAGTATCTCCTTTGCATTCTACCTCGTGGTAAATCTCTTGTCTTAGAGTATCGTAAAAGTACCTTAGAAACACTTTCTCATTGTTTACTACTATAGTGCTATCATGCTTTATTATAGTCGCTGTAGTGTCATGTATGTAGCTTTCTATAATTACAGTATCAACTACCTTTATAGTATCCTTTACCACTAGCCCATGTTTATAAGCATAGTTTTCTGCTCTCTTTACTTTTCTGTTAAGTCTATTTTGTGGATTGCAGGAGATAAAGAATATACAAAGGAGTATTATTCTCATTTTTTAGTAAGACCTATTAACGAGTCCTTGCTTCTGAGTAATAGTAAACCTAGCGCAGCTACTGCTCCTGCTTCTGTTTCTGTATGTCCTTTGCTAACGTAAAGCGTTACTGCTATGCTTAGAATAGTTAATCCCATTAAAGTAGTTACTATTCCTGTTTTAAATAATCTTTCCATTTTGTTTTTTGTTTAGTCTATTTGAAAATGTGCGCCATCTTTTCCCCAAAGGTCTTGACCCCAATTAAGTATTACTCCATGTTTTAAGGCTACATCTTGTAAGTGTCTTGCGATAGGTTCTAGGTATTTTAAATCCCAATTTGCTCGACCATCAAAATAGCAGTATATATCAAAAGCTCTACCTGTCATGTGGTAACTTTTAAGAGTCCAAGTTATTCTACTTTTGTCAGGTCTGCCCTCTAAGTCTGTAATACCCTTTTTGATTAGTTGCTCAGTTGTTCGACCTCTTGCGTAAAGCTCTTCTTGTCTGCGATAGGTTCTAAAGCCTCCATCTCTAGGAATACCAAAATCATAGGGCGAGTCCTTAATAGCTTCTTTTAAGATAGCAATAAGAATAGGGTTTATTCCTTCAATGCGTTCTAAACTTCTTTTACTGAATCTATACATTACTTATTTATTAAGATGTCTAACTTTCCGTTAATTGTAGAGATGCCTATTTTTACGTCGGATAGCTCCTTATTAATAGTGTCTAATTCTGTTTTGTTCTTTTCTTCGTTCTTTTCCATTCGTGAATGAATGCCTGAGAACTTTTTAAACATTACCGACTCGTTTTTATCTATGTCTCTCTTCATCTGTCTTATTTTATCCTCTTGGCTTTTGTCAGACATAACCATCTTCCAATAAAACCCTAAAGCAGAGCCAACTCCCACCACAATGTAAATAACATCCTTTAAACTAAAAATCGTATCCATCGCCACCATCTATCTATATTTTATTTAGTTATTTTTTTTCTACTTCTATCGGCTCGCTCCAGTCACTTGTAGCCATTAATTCTAGGCATTCAGCATGACTTAAAACTTGCAAGGGAGTTACCTTACCATCTGCAATAAATGTAGGCTCGTATCCTTCTTGCCATTTAAT